TTTAGTTCTTGTAGGAAAGTAGAATTTAGTTGATCTACAACCGATTGTAACGCTCTATTCATTTGTTGTTGTGTAGATTGATCGTACTGTGGTTTTGGTTCAGGTATTCTTACTACTATCTTAGCCATGTAAAGAGCTTCCTCTATCTTTTCCAGATCCATATCCACCTGATGAAGTGCTTCCCATATCACGTCCTCCACCATATGATCCTGGATCTCTTCCTGGATTAGATGTTGTTCCTCTACCTCCACTTCCAGTTCCACCGCCGCCTCCGCCGCCGTATTGTCCTTGATCTATTTTATTTTGTAAATCTTGTATTTGTTTTCTTTGAGCTTCTCTCCTAGCAGCTTCTTCAGCAGCTTTTTGTTGCTCGATTCTTTGTTGTTCTAATTTCTCCTCATAAATTTTTTGATTTTGAATAGCTGTTTTTCTTTGTTCCATCAAACTAAGTGGTCCGCCACCAAATCCCATTATACCTGGTTGATCCGGAATATATCCTGCTCCAGGAAAAGCTCCTGCAGCAGAAATACCTGCTTCTTCTGCACCTATAATATTTTTACCATCTTCAGTTTGATATAAACCTGAATTTAAATTTTTATATCCTTTTACAATTTTACCATTTAAATTAAAATATTTAACACTATCTTCATCTAAGTTTTGAAATCTTCCAATACCTCTTTGATCTCCATCTCCACCTCTTGTTTGATTCATAGGTGCCACAGGTCCCATTGGAGTTTTTACGTCATCTTTTAAAGACTCAAGTCCTTCTCTCTCAGCTGTTGTTGGAACATCAATATAACCACCTATGTCAGAAACATCAGGTAGATCTTCCATCAAATATTCTAAATATCTTTTATATAAAGGATTCATGTTTTCACTCATAAATGATTGATAATAATTTTGATATGAAGGTCTTCTAGCCATTATCTTCTCCCATCTGGTTGTATGTCTAATCTAAATGTACCAAATCTCCAAGATTGATTTGCAGCGTCATTTTCTATTTTGACGTTAACAAATCTGCCTCTTGCTCTAGTATCCTTTTTATCAGTAGATGACTCAATTGTAAAGGGGCTAAGAGAGCTATTACTATCGGATTGTTGAGGATATCTCTTGATACCTAACGTAACTTTTGCCTTACCATCTAATGTTTCAAAGTCCGGCACGAAACGTCTTACAGCAACAAATACTTCACCTACTATACCTAATGACATAGGTTGACTAGAAAGAGCACTTTGTCTTTGTTGTAGGTCAAAATCAAAAGATTTTATAAATGATGTAATAGTTGTTACAGTTCCTGTTTCATCAACTTGGTCTGTACCTATTTCATGTTCAAATAATTGTGTTTTACCTAATCCAGACTCACCTACCACAACAGGAAAATTACCTGTTCCTGTGCTTGTAAATTTAGTTGCAAAAGGTTTATTATATAATTCTGCATCAATCCAAGAAGATCTTGGTTCTGTTCCTGTATACCATACTTTATCTGTGTAATTATAAGTTACATATCTATCATTAAAATCAGAACCTGATGATGGATACCACCAAGTAATTTCTGTGTATAAATTATTTATACCTGCACAAATCTGTTGACCTTTTGTTGTATCAATATCATCGTAAACATAATCTTCTACACTACATGGTATGGATCTAACGGTACCATCGAATGCAAAGAAACCTTTAGGTGACATCCAAAATGCAATACCATCTATTTCAACAGCTGCATTCTTACCTACTACTCCACAGTTAGTACCTACCTGTTCAAAGCCAAAAGTAAAAGGTGCACCTATGTGTCTCATAATATAAAGAGCATTATCTGTCCAAACTAACATAGATTCTTTTGCTCTTACTGCAGACATTATCTTAGTACCATCTTGCAGTCTTTGTGAACCTGCTGTGTTTGTAGATGTGGGTGTATAGCTGTTTATATTTTCTTGGTCAGAAAATACTATAGACATATTATCTTGTGGATTAGGAATACCACTAGATGGAATAACACTTCCAAAATGAACTAAGTGCCTTGTTGTTGGTGATACCATTGTAAATCTAGATGCGGCTGGATTATTAGTGGTACTAAATCCTGTTGTACTTTGTGATGCTCTTATAGTCAAAGCGTTGGTTGCAGTTGAATCCCATGTAAAAGTTGCACCATTTGCAATAGTTGCAACTAATACTGCTCCATAATTATCAAGACTCCAGAGGCCTGGCTCAAGAACCACTCCTTCTCCACTTGAATCTTCTCCCCAAGTTTCACTGCCCCAAGTACTTGTTCCCCAACCATAACCTGTTGTTTGAACTTGTGGACCTACTGTAACATAAGGAGTAACTGTAACACTACCACCAGGTCCTGCACTTCCTGTAGCATTTGAACTTTGAGTTACTTTAAAATTATTAGTATCAACAACAGTTGTTACTTGAAATAGTTTATCATCAAAGTCAGATGCAGAATAACCTGTACCTGCAGGTAAAGTTGTGGACTCTAATAAAATAATATCACCTTCATTTAAACCATGATTATTTAATGTTAAAGTAACTAAAGGTGAACTTGCAACTGTTGTAATAGTTGCAGAACCTAAAGAGGTATCTAAAGGTGTAATATCATAAAGCACACCATCGTAATAAATTAATAAAAATTTATCTGTACCAATTGCAATATATTTATTACCTATTAGATCAACAAAAGCATGCATCTGTCTTGCAATACCTACAATAGATTTTTTAACAGGAGATTGCCAACCACCTACTTTTTCAGGTAAGCCATATCTAAATCTTACATTATCAGAATCAATCCAACGCTGTTCTGCACCAGCAGTTGTAGTTTGCTTATCTATTCCAGGTAATATTTTAAAGTCGACAAGAGCCATCTTGTAAGCTCCTTATGCTGTATTTGTTTTGTATGCCCAACCTCTTGTAGCATCTACATAAACTAAAGTAATAGCTTGACCGTTTGTGCTTAATACTAAGTCTGATGTACCTGTGTTAATTGGTTGACCATTTCTACCTACTGTTAAATTATTTGTTGCAAAAGTTCCTCTTGCATCGATGATAGTTACTTCATCACCTACAGCTGGAGAAGCAGGTAATGTAACTCCAAAAGCAGAACTTGTTGTATTTGCTAAAACTTGGTCTCCTGCTATTGCAGTAAAAGCACCTGTTACTGTAGTGTAGCCTCTAGTCTTAGGACCTTTGTAAGCCCAACCTCTTGTAGAGTCTACATAAACCAAAGTAACTGATTGACCATTTGTAATTAAAACATCATCAGTTGCAGAACTTTCAATTGGTTGACCATTTCTTCCAATTGTTAAATTGTTTGTTGCAAAAGTTCCTCTTGCATCGATGATAGTTACTTCATCTCCTGTAGCAGGTGATGCAGGAAGTGTGATTGTAATAGCTGCTGTTGTTGTATTTGCAAAAATTTGTTCACCTGCAACTGTTGTATAAGCAGTAACTGTTGAAGAATTTACAGTTAGATATCCTTTTGTTTGTAATCCAGAATTAACATTAGTTCCATCAGAGTAAACTAATACTGTTGCTCCAGAAGGTATAGCTACTCCTGTTCCTGAAACAGTTTTCATAGTTAAAGTTTTAATTGTTCCAGAGCTTTCTCTAGTTGTGGCATCTTCAAAAATCATGACTCTTTCTGCAGAGTCTGGGATAGTAACTGTTCTATTTGCTGTTAAAATTCCAGTTAATTTAAAATATAAATTCTTACCATTAGATGTTGCATATTGAGTAAGGTCTAAAGCAACATCCGCACCTCCAACTGGTAAAGATAAATATCCTGATGCTGCTTGCTCTAAAATTTGTAGGTTTGTGTTAGTGATTGTTCCCCATGTACCAGACTTTTCGCCTGTGGTCATAAGTTCTAGTTTAAGATCACTTGATGTACTTGATGCCATATTTACTCCTTATATTACATATTATATCAATTTTCAACCAGGTCAACTACGGTTTTGGTGGTATCGCTGTAGGGTCTATTTCTACCCAATCTCCTGTTGTTTGAGTGTCTATTTCTGTCCATACTCCAGTTGCTCCTGTATTAGTATCCACCCATAATTGAGCTGCATCTGGATCAATTGGACTCCATGCTCTAACAGATACATTACTTGTTGAAAGATTAATTCTGTTACCAGTTGGATTTACAACTGCTGTACCTGTAACTGTAACTGTACCTGTTGCAACATTTGCCCTGTTTCCTGTAACAGGAACCGTTGCTCCTCCAGTAGCTGTTACATTACCAATTGTTACATTGACTCTATTACCTGTTACAGTAACTGTTGCATTTGCTGTTACAGTAACGGTACCATTTGCAATATTAGCCCTGATGCCTGTTACAGGAACCTGGACACTATTTCTAACTGTTACATTACCTATTGCTAAATTAGACTGGTTACCAGTTACATTAACTATTGAGTTACCATTTACAGTAACCGTTCCTGTTGCAGTATTAACCTGGCTTCCTGTTGCAACAGCTACAGCTGCAGCGGCAACTGTTACATTGCCTGTTGATATGTTAACACGGTTACCTGTAACATTGACTGTTGCTTGACCTGCAATAGTAACATTACCAATTGTAAAATTAACTCTGTTACCAGTTACATTGACTAATGCGTGGTTTATTACATTACCACCGAAGCTTATTGTTGAAAAAGGTGTTGCGCCAAAGAGCATGATTACGCTCCTGGATCGATGATGTTATTGCCTTCTATTGCGGCCCATTTTTGATATTCAATATATAATTCATTATTTTCATCTACTGGAAATGCAGTTATAGTATTATTATTATTATAACGAATAATATGCTCTTGTTCTTGTCCGTCAGTACCTATAGTAGTAATTAATTT